ATTAAGTTCCCAATACTTTTCTCTTGTCATTAAAAAGCAAGAACCTTGCAAACTCATAGTATCTACAATATCACCTTCTTGTTTTGCTTTATATTCACCCCAATATTTAAATTCTAAATCAGTATTGAAACGATATGATGTGCTTTGTGGAGACTCTTTGCCAATCCACTTAATTTCTTTTTCCATTTCCTTTCCACAGCACTCTAATGCTGGTCCTTGATATTCTCGTCTTCCACAAACACTACAAACTCTATCGAAGGCATGAAGATTTCTCATAATTGGTACCATTGTATAATTGTCTTGCATCTTATCTAACATTTTTTTATCAAATCCTTTGTCAAAAGAACAATGTGCATCTATTTTCATAACATATTTAGAAAGACTTAATCTACAAGCCATATTTGTTGCAGCTCTTTGTCCAATAGAAACCGGTAAATAAACAACTTTAAGTTTTGGATGCTGTTCTAATCCTGGCTCAGCCCATTGTCCATCCAATACCACAATAATTTCTGTATCTGCTTCTATATTTTCCAATATATCTTCAACAGTATTCTTAAGAAACATTTCATTTCTTGCAGGTATTAAAATACTTAATTCAGCCATTTTTTATATACTCAATAATATTTATTTTTGGTTTCCAATTAGGTGTTGTATTATCTAGACTTGAATACATTAATTCACCCTCTTTAAATGGTATAAATGTATAGGGTTTTCCTGTTGCTTCTGCTAATTCCAAAACTGTATAGTTTTCTTCACTTCCAAAATAGTATTCTCCTTTTGGCCATTCTATTGCTTGTATAATTCCTCTTATCAAATCATTAACATGAACATAAGTACGAGTTTGTTTTCCGTCTCCAAATATTACAATATCTTCTTTTATAAATTTATCAATTACACTGCGACTTCCTTCTTTTCCATATACATTTGCAAATCGTAAAATTACATAATCATTAAATAACATCTTCACAAACATTTCTGCACAATACTTTGATAATCCATAAGGTGAGGGAATTGTATCTTGTATGGCACCACCAGTTGATGCAAAAATAAATTTAGTATCTTTATATTTTTCAGATAATCTTACAGTACCTAATGTATTTGTCCGTACTGTTTCTGTCGGTTCTTCCATTGACATTAATACTCCTGGTTGTGCTGCCAAATGAACAACTAAATCTACATCTGGTAAATCATAATCTAAAATATCATTACCTTCTTTCAAATCTATTCCAATAACCTCACCAATATTTTCAAGTTCTTTTATCAAATGCTGACCAATATATCCTAAGTGTCCAGTTACTAATATTTTCATCTTATTCATGATACATCTCCAACATTTTACTTATATGACCCCAATATGGAATATCATATGCTCTAAACTCACCAAGCTTCTTTCTCTTTCCTAATCCCTTAAATCCTAATGCCTCTTCATGACTAAAAATTACTATTCCATCAGTAGACCAAAAATGTTCAACTTTCTGAACTTTAACGCCTAAATGATTTTCATATCTACCAAATTCAGCCCAAAATTTAATCGGTTTATCTATAGCTTTTTCAAGTCTTTCTTTAAGAGCTTCAATAAATAATTTTGTAGGAACAATTATAGCAGGACCACTAATTCTTCTCTTAACTGAATACACATCTTTCCAAGTATACACACTCCATTTCGACATATCATATCCAAATGTATCATCTGCAGGTCTATACTCAGTAAAGTGTCCAGCAGAATATAATGTATCATCTTCTGCAATAGCTATATATTTTGTCTTAACTTCTTTTGCTCCAATTAACATTTGTCTATAAATATTCAAATGTGTTTGACCAATATCACCCACACAAATATTTACATCACCAAAATCCATTGGCTTTTGGGAAACACATACAATTGGAAAGTCTTCAGCTGCCTTTACTAATTGTGCTCTTATTTTTTTATCAAAATTAGGCTTTAATTTATTTGCAGTATAATATACAATTGTTAAATCATTTCTATAATTCATTTTTTTATAAACCACCAGCAAGGTTGTCGGTCATCAGGATGATTTTTTGGATTACGACCAATCAAATTTAATTCTATTTTGTGGATTTCACAATATTTATTCACTGCTTCTATTACTCCACTATCTGTAAAATGACAATAGTCATGACCAGATACAATACCACCTTTTTTAACTTTTCTACTCCAAATTATAATATCTGTCATTACATAATCAAATATATGGCTACCATCTATAAAAACAAAATCTAAACTTTTATCTTCTATTTTAAATGATGCCTCAACACTTGGCTCTTTTATTAATTCAGCATTATATTCTTTTAACTTTTCTCGTGCTTGTTCCATTGCATTGTTTTGATAATTTTGAGGTCTTCTACCAGCTTCATATGGTGCCCACACATCAATACATTTTAATTCTAATTCAGGAATTTCTTTGCATAGTATTTGAGAATATCTACCATCAGCAACTCCTATTTCCGCACCTTTCTTAAATCCTTTTTCATTAAAAAATTTTGCTAAATCTATTCTACTCTTCATTGAATTTTTCTCCAAATAATTTTTCATAATTTTCTTCAGTCCAAGTTGGAATAGGCCAAAAATGTTTTATTAACCATTTAAGAGGCTTTGTTTGCTTCGGCCATACACCACCAGTTATCCATTTGTTTGTAAAATCATTAGCTTTCTTCATATCTTTATTGTTTAAATAATATCCTCTACCATATTTCTTTCCTTTATGTAAATGATAATAAACTGTATTCTTATTTCTTACAACTCGTCCACCACTTAGCCAACACTTTAATCCTACCTCTTGAAATTCACTACCAAATGGTCCATAATTTACATAATCTAATAATTCAAGTTCCTCAAAATAAGATTTTTTCATAAAATAACAAGAACCTTGCGCTGACATCAAATCTACTATTTTTTCACTTCGTAATGCTCTGTCAGAATTTTTTTCATCCCATTTTCTACCATGTAGTCCAATTCCTCCTCTTTCATTAGGGTCGTCTGGATATGATAAAAACATATAATTCATATCTCGATTTCCACTAGTAACATTACACCAATTTTCTGCATCTAATTTTCTTCGTGTTGGAACTTGAATCCAGTTATCCTGATTTACTTTAATAAGTTCTAAATCAAATCCTTCATCCACCATACAATGTCCATCTATTTTCATAATATATTCTCCACGAGCAACAGCAACTCCAGAATTAATTCCCATTCGCATTCCTTCAGAAATTCCTTTATGTAAATAAATAACTCGTGGGTCATCAACTATTTCTTCTGCAAGAGGCCAATATCCATCCAATACAGCAATAATCTCAACCTCTCCACTAGCTTTAGCTAATAAGTCTCTTATTGTCTTTTCTAAAAACATTTCATTTCTTGAGGGTATTATTATTGATAGCATTTTACTCTCCTATAAAGCTACCGGTATTTAAATATCTTATGTAAAGCTTCTTATAAATTGGTGTTCCATTAACTTCCCAAGTTGTGACCTGATTATCACCCAAAACCTGATATTCTTTTGAAACAGGACTACCTAAACCGACTTTTATTTGGGAAAGACCTGATGTTGGAACACTTCCTTCGACATATAATTTCTTATCATCAAAAAGAATTTTTCCTTGCTGTAAAAGAGCTCCTTCTGAAGTATATTCATTAGACTTAATAGGTTGTGAAAGACCAGACGCCCAATAGTCTGTTCCTGACTGAGTTAATGTAACATCGTCATCATACTCTCCAGTAAGATTTTGTGTATAATACTTGAACCTTATCTGTTCCCCGTATTGTAGTATCTGATTGAAATCACTAATTAATTGATTTGCGAATGTCATTAACCACTACCTCCTTTTTTAAAGTGGGCAATTTAAATAATAGTTCATATTCGCCATTATCTAAAAGGGTTTTGACATCAGCTTCCTCAACTTCAATAACCATACCTTGTGGCTGATGTGTTCCAATATATTTTAATTTTACCATTTTTAATTCATTATAACGCCCCCCAAAATACCTAATAATGTACAGATAATACCTATTAGTGCACACCAAACAGTTACTGTTCCTTTCGTAACTCTGTTGGACATATGATTAAACAATTCTGATTGTTTATTATTTATGTTTACTAATTCAGTTTCTATTCTTTTGAATCCAGCATTTACACTTTCTTTAAAATCCATAACTTTTTGATTTGTTAATTGACCGTATGCGCATCCTTGTATTTTATTTGCCATGTTTAAACTGATTTATAGTGCTCAAATGATATTCCCAAATTATTCAATTTAGTTAATCCATCTTCACGCAAACTTTGTGATGTTATTGAAGTATTACTTTGACCTCCTTTATTGATAGTAAAATCTCCTAGCTTAACACTATTAACATCTGCACCTTGAAGTTCCATTAGCCCTACTACTGCAGATGCTGATAAACTTATAATAGCCGGTTGATAAATTTCTGGTATATCTGTACCTATTGATACACCTGTTTGATTTGTTGCATTAAATCGCTCATTATCTACAATGTTCCATAAAGTAGCACCACTAATTGTGGCTGGAACATTTTCAACCATGTTTAATACTATACTTCCTACTTGGATATTCGTTAGAGTTCCCATTGTAGTTAAATATAAATTATGGTTAATCCACTTGCTGCACTACCAGTTCCGACTATTCCTGTTTGTACTCTTATGTGAGACCAAATTGGAATTTCTGCGAATTTATCATATCCGTCTGCTCCAGATATTGTAACTCCTGTTGTATCAACTGTTCCTACTCGTGGAAACACTACCCAATCTTCATTCAGTTGTCGTTCAGCTGCTGTTCCACTTACTTGGTTTAATATTGTACCTGCGGTTCCGGTTCCTGAAACACTTATAATCATACTTCCAGTCGCATCCCAATCACCAGCTTCAAAATAAACACTTTGAATTCTTCCATTAAGAGGATTATCAGTATATGTATCAATCAACCCTGTAGTTGCATCACCTGTTAAATCAGTGCTATCAAATGTATAAAACTTTATTCTATTACTTCTTACCATTTTTCTTATCGCTTAGGTTTCTTTAAGCATGCTCTTCGGCGTGAACCGAAAATTATGCAACAGAACCTAATTTGACCCACGTTTCAGTAGTTGCTAAAAACATATAATGTTGTGAGTTTTCTCCATCCCAAGCTACGCCTGATGCTGGAACTCCAGTAACTACTCCGTTAGGGTCGCCTAACACATTAACAATTTTACCAATATCTAATCCCGAGACTCCTCCACCACCTAAGCCGAGACCTAGTCCTTGAACTGTTCCTAAAACTGTACTTCCTGTTGTCATTTTTACTTTGCCCTCCTTTCAGTTCTTTTAAACATCTTAAATACCTACCGCCAACCAGCTAAAACTATCTGTTGCATTAGTTCCTATTACATGAAAACTTCCTACATTTAAACTACCTACACTTAAATGCAAATCTGCATCAACATCACTTCTATTCTGAGTTAAAACTGTGGGCATTCCTGCATATGATGTCGGAAATGTAATCCATGCATCATTACTTGCTAAAACACCTGAACCTGCTTGAGTAATTGCCCCATAAACTGCTGTTCCTGAGCCAATACTAACTGATTTTAATGTACCATCATCATTATTAATTGTTGAACCTTTAATTAATAGACCACTAATAAATTCATTTCCATACAATCTATCTGCAACCACATTAGTATCTGCATAAACATTTGTTCCACTAATTTCTTGTGCTTCAACAGTTACTCCACTTATATGAAAACCATAAACTATATTTGCTCCAGCATCTCTTTCTAAAGGTAATTGATTAACTTCTTCAAAGCCTAGTCCATCTACTGTACCTACATTCTCTACCATTTTATTTTTTATTTCCTCCTTTCATTTTCGTTTTTTTATTATTTAATTTATAGTCTTACGACTTTGCCTTACGGCTTGGGGTTTTTGATTTCAGCAGATTTCCCAAAACTGCATAGTTTATATTCTACAAACTCAACTTTAAGATGTTGTAATCTTACAGGTTGCGTCTGCCCTCAAGTACCTAACTTTAATTCTCTGTGTGATATTTGCTGCGCTCATATCATTTACAGGTAAATCAAAGTTCTGGACTGTAACAGGTCTCTTCTCAGCGATAACATATGCATGCATTTTATCAGTCACATAAGCATAATTACTATATGCGGTTGAAGGTGCTGCATTTGTTGAAAACTTGATAACATTAAGCCCGTAGATAGTTCCTAAGAACCCTCGTTTAAGCATATCAGTATTACCAACCTTATTTGCTTCTACAAAAGTGTCAATATTTCTTAAATCATTCAAAACTGCCATACCTACAAATAATGTAGTTGGAGTATAATCTGAATCATCTAAATACTGCATTGCTCTAGTGATGTTCGCAATTGTAATTGCTGCACCACCTGCTACAGTATTAGTTGCACTGTTCAATGCATCCGAAATAACTAGACTTGTCTCATTTTCTGCAAATCGTTTCCCTGCTGTCTTTATGCTGTGCTGAAGTAAGTTCCATTTGCTATCCTCAAGCATTTCTGCTGTAATTCTAATTGCAACTCCATACTTGATTGGTTTCATATTGAACGAAGAGTATCCTGGTTGGTCGATTGTGCTTTCTGCTCCCTCGCCAACAACTCTAATATCCATTGTATTAGGGTCTACTGTGTCTACATCAATACTAGAACCCGGAATGTCTGCTGGTCCGAATAATAATGCTGCCTCACTTCTGGGTATAAGATTTTTATCTACTTCTTCAATCAAAGTATCATGAATCTTTCGTGGTATCAAAAGTTGACCTTCTGTACCAAGTCCTGTGCTCAACAACTCTTTAACATATTTCATTTTTTCTACCATTTTAACCGTGAATATCGACAACAACAAAATCGTCCTCGCTTCCGCAAGTCCATGCTCGTCCAATTGCTCCATAAGCTCCTGATGTAGTAATTGCCAAATCGCTTACATTACTTTCACCTGCCGCTCCTACTTGAACTCCTGCCAATACATTAGCTCCACTTGCCATTAAAAGGAATGAACCTCTTGTTGCAAATGATAAAGGTGCTCCACTTGCTGCATCGTGTAGTGCTACACCAACAAAATTTGGTGATACGGTACCATCTGTTAAATCAACAATGTGATATAATTCAATATCACTTGATGCAAAACTTGCTGCCCCGCTTGTAACAACACCTGCTGCTCCTGACGCTCCTAATAACTGACCTCCACTAATAACTTCTTTAGCATATCCTGTTATAATCCTAGGTGTACCCCCATCTGTAAGATTTTGGTATCCTAGTGGATTAACTGCCATTTTTCTTATAACCTCCTTTCAGAAATTGTAAATTTATCTGCATAGTCTATTGAATTTGCCAGTATCGTTTGAATAGTCTCTGTATATCTGAAAACCTTTTCCTATCTCAGCTCTTTCCAAAATAAGACCTTCCTCAACAACTTCGGCTTCGTCTTCATCATTTCCAACTTCACCTTGTGTATCGTCTTCTACTGGTGTTTTTGGAATCTCATCTTCCTCTACCTCTGCAGATGGAGCTGGAGTTTCTTCTTGTTCAGTAACTTTCTTTGCTAATGCGCCTACTGCTGCTGTTAAAGCCGCAATTCTTTTGTCTGTCTCTGTCATATCTATCTTAACAGTCTCAACATTAATAGCTTTAGCTTTTTCTTCTGTAGGTGCTACAACTTCCTCTTCCTGTGGCATTTCCTTTTCCGCTTCTTCCATATTATCCTCCTTTTCAATATTTAGTTCAGTATCACTTTCATCACTTGTTAAATCTACTTCTTCCCCATTCATTTGCATCTCTTTTAAATTAAAGGACTCACTTAATGCATTCGCCAAATTTGCTCCTGGGTCTCCAGGAATTGCTACCAAGCTAATCTCCATTCCTTCCAAACCAATTGCAGTTATAGTACCATCTTTTTTATTCTCAACTAAATCTTTAACACCTGCTCCAATACTAACATCAGTAATTCGACCATCATTAATCATTTCTTTTATTTTGGAGTCCATAATTCTTGCTTCAAATTCTATAGATTTTTTAAATGAATCAAATTGAACATTCTCAGTAGTCCTTCCCACAATATCTTTTATTGCACCTGAGTGGTCTGTCATAATAGGCTTATTTCTAAAAGAAGGAGCTGCAGATTCTAATTCAGATGCAATATAAGTAATTCCATTTCGGGTTGTGGTTTCATTAATAGCCGTACCTCTAATAATAAAATCATTTCCAGACATAACTGCTTCGCTAATAGGAGTATAAAACTCAATTAATTTCCAATTCTTTTTTGGAGTTGCAGATTTTTTAGTAATTATGTTTACCATTTTTTAAATTCTATAAATATATTAATATTAAATCTTATATAAACACATAGAATTAACTTATATAAGAGGAAATATTCAAAAAATGCCATTAACAGTGCTCATGGAACACAACATTCCAATCTAAACTCAATGTTCTTGCTGCAATATTATCAGTTTTTATCAAATATGAAGACCCATTACATAAAATTGCTTGACCGCCATGTACTCCAGTACCCACTGGTGCCGATACAAATTTAATAGATGTTCCTGAGCCACCCAAATAAATAGCAGTCTGAAGTACTGTTCCACTTGTCCCAATTGTTGGATTAGTCCATATAGAACAATTTGAAATATTTGTAAAACATCTATTCTCATTAAAAATAGAATTTTGTACTCCACTATTAGTAACTGCAACATTTTCCATTATTGTCATTATTGCATCACCATCTGTTCTTGAATCATAGTTCATGTGAACATCACAACTACCACAATTAAATAATAAACATGTGCTTCCAGCATCTGCCATCTTATAATATACAGAACCACACAAATATTCTTGTCCCATAATCTGTCTATCATGGTCTTTTGGGAATACAACTAATCCACTGCCTCTAGTTTTTACTCCTTGTAGAGTAAGATTATTTTCAACAACTACACTACCAGGATATGTTATAGGATAGTTGCTAATAGCAATATTTCCACTTGTTACATAAGTATCTCCAACATTAATAACACCACTGACCGCCCAAGGATTAGTTCCTTGATATACATAACTTCCTGCATATAAATTATCAACTGATATTATTCCAGAAGTAACATAAGTATTGCCAGATGCTTGATACATCGTTCCACTTTGAATATAAATAGAATCGACATGAGCACTAACACTTCCAATCACAATGCTTCCAGAAATATTAGCATTAACAGTACCAGAAATAGGCACGGCTCCTTCAGAAGTAATATCCATCTGATACCGATAATCATCTGCATCAACTGAGCTTCCCAAAATAGTCGTTTGACCATTCATATTAACAGTACCTCAGTTTAAATGACACTTCAGCATTAAGTTGACCTTTAATTTCAACCCTTAAACTATCATTAAGTATCCATTTTGTAGGAGCATCTCTAAAATTAACTCCTTCACAATCAACAACTCCTAATCTGACAGGAATATAATTTTGTCCTTGAATACTATTAATTGCAAACACTAAAATGTCTGTATCTCCTAAAAATATGTTTACTGCAATTTGTTTATCTGATAAAATAAGAATTCCTTCTAATTCACCGTTTATTTTTTGGGTAACATAGGTTGCTTTACCAGAACTAACAGTATTCATACTAAATGATACATCTTTTATTCTTTCCTCTTGCTCATCAGGAGTTTCAGTAACCTTTACTTCAATACTTTCTTCAATTTCTTCTTTTTCGATTTTTTATTCTCCTTCTCTTTAATATCAGTAGAAATTATTATTTCTTTGATGCCATGCTCAACAATTGGACCTACAACTTTGTCAGGGATAACTCTTTGGACTTTACCACCTACTATATCCCAATGCTCATCTTTTCTATTTCTCATTATGTCTAGTTTTTTCATTTAATTACCTCCCTTTAAATTTATAAATTCTAAATGTTGTCTTTGTCTTCTTGTAGATGCCCTATTTCCTCTTTTGGTAACTGGTTCATCATCTTCTCCTTCAATATCAGCTCTAGTTCCAAACAATTCATTTTCAGTTCCTTGAGTTAAGGCATTATTACCTTTTCCACTTCCAGAATAATCTGACCACCCACCAATCACAACCACATCTTCATTATCTAATGTATCATTACCAGAATTACATTCATGAACAAAATCTTCACAATGAGGGTCTACAATATATCGCTGTTGACATCTTGGACAAATCTTAACGACCATTTTTTAACACTTCCTGAAGTTTATTAAATTGTTCTTCCTTAATTTTTCTATCATATCTAGTTAAACACCCACCACAAATCCATTCATTCCCAAATAATACTAATGCGGGATTAGTACATCCTTCAATTGCGCAAATTGGTCTGTCTGCCATTTTATTTTAATTCAGAAACAGGAACAACCATACATCTACACATAGGGTGTACAGGTATTGCCGGATGGTCATCAATCTCATAAACATTTCCATCTAAACTGGCACATATAGGGCATGTCCTAGTCCCAGCAGATGCAACCCATCGGATTTTCTTAACTCCTCCTTCTTTAAAATGATTAATAGCTCCAGCATTAGCCGTTCTTGTAACCTCTGTCCTTACTAATAATGCCCCTCTTGTTTCTTTACTTCTAACCAAAACTGATTCACCATCCTTTTTAACAATTTGACCATCCTCCATCTTTAACAAATCTTTTAAGCCAACTTTAGAATCTACTTTACTTATCATATCATTAATGCTATCACCTTTCTTAAATCCATTCTTTAAAATCCCTTTAAATGTGGTTACTTGTGATTCAGTCAATTTACCTGCAGTAGCTTCCAATACAGTTGACGCTTTAATCAATTCAAATGTATCTTCATCAATAAAAGACTCAATACTTTTTACATATTCTTTATAATTAAATCCTAGCCATTCGTGAATCTGTTTATATTTATTTGTATCCTCTATAACAGTAAGACTTTCTCTTGTTGGTCGTTTAGCTGGAGCAGGTTTAGCATTTTGTCCAGGAATTAATGGTTGCGGCCTTTCTTGTTCCCTTTTTCTTTCTTCTTCTTTCTGCTTATCTTCTTCCCCGCTCAATTTTATATATTCATCCTCATCTAATTCAAGTGTTTTAACCAAATCTACCTCTAACAACTTAACTAAACTCATTGATATAGTAGGAGTCTTCATAATATTTGCTAATCTATCAATCCTCTCATATCTTTCTGCATTTGACGGTCTTCCCCAATTAAATTCTACATGAGCATCAATTTTGTTATAATCTAAAACTCTTTTGTATATTTTTTGCTCAACAATCTTCTCTATCTCTGCTTGAAAAGAAGTAATTCGTCTCTCAAAGCCATCCATTTGTACTTTAGCAATCCCTTCATTAACATTTGCTGTTCCCATAAGCACAGATGGTACTTGGAATGTATACATCAGCATTTCTTTATCATATTTCAACACCTCATTAAACTTCTCACCAATATTCCCAAAATCTACAGTTTTAATTTCAGTCAAAGCATCTGTTACCCATTCATGCTTATTAGTCAACCAGCTTAAATCTCCTCCCCATTTTGTAATAGCGGCGGCAGATGGTTTCAAATATCTTCCACCAACAATTCCTCCTAACTTAATGTGGTATGGACTATTTGCTTTTCTATTCATCAACATATGTAAATCTTTTTCATTCTGCAACAAATTATTAATTGTGTTTATAGCAGGATACATAATTCCTAGTCCATAAGGCATATCACCAATCTTATTAAATGAAAGATGTGCTATCTGGTATGGTTCAAATGAAATTATCTTTTCTTTAGCAAACTTATCAAATCCACCTCTATATTGATTAAAACCTTTGACACTTCCTTTCTTATCTCGCTTCACATACATATATTTTGAATCTAAAATCTTTAATCCTTTTGGTGGTTCATCTTTTTTTCCGCCAATCTCTAAAAAACCATTTTTTACAAGAGCCTCTTTAATCCATCCTCTTAATACTGTATCTATTTCAACATCCTGATTAAATGTTTCAATAATTGCTAATGCTTTTTCATCATCACTACTCACCCAATATCCAGGACCCATAATGTAATCAACATACTTATCAACAACACCTGTAGAAAATCCAAAATTCTTATAAAGCCCTTCTGTTATTGCAAAATCAAATGGATGTTCTTCTCCTAGCTCAACAGGAAACTTAATTGTATTAGATTTGACTTCTCCTTTAAAATTTGGCTTATCAGATGTTGTAGTATCCAATTTGTTAGTAATAACTTGTGCATCATACTCAAAAATATCTTCGCTAATCTTTCTCATTCCAAAAAATTCTTTTATTCCCATTTTATTTATTTGGTAACAATCGTTTTACAATGTCATCATATGTTTCTCTACTATAAATCCGACAACCATCCAGGAGTAATTTAGTTTCTTCTTTCAATGCAATTTTTGGGTCTTGCTTTACCATTATAATCTAATATAATATAATATATTAGCATCTTTATAAAAACATAGAATTAAATTATATAAAAACGATTTACATTATAAAACTCTCATACTCTTCAGTCTCTTCTTCTTTCAACCACAAACAAGCCAATGCCAAAGCGTCTACATAATCGTCATGATACTTATCGCCATCAGGATGATGTATCTTAATCGTCTTATTTGGCATTCTCTCATATCGCAATTCCATCATCTCCCTTAACAATATCTTATTATCTGGTAATATTAAAGTTGGAGTTTCTATCTTCTCTTTACCAGAATAGGTTACCTTCCTTTTCTGTAACCACATCTTCAAATTACTATACATATCCATCTTGCTCACCGTACTAAACCTAATATCCTCAACCTTGTCATAACCAATCTCCATCCCTATCCAATCAGCCGGTCCTTCTCCTAATCCCGTCTTATCAATATACAACTTCTCCAAATTATACTTTCTATCAATATCTTGCAATAAAACAACAAGTTCCCTTGGTCTATTCTTATCTAAATAAAATATTTCAATAACACCATACTTCTGCCTCATAGAATCAATCTCCAATACCACACAGACGCTTTTATCTTCCCCCATACCAGCACAATCAACACCAGCGACATATCTTTTCTTTGGATGTGGTAAGCCATGGTCACAATCTTTCTGAACACAAAACATAACATCATCCATATCAAAATAACAATCCGTATTACTTGTATACTTCCCAAAAATCTCTGCTTGTACATACAAACTGTCTTTACCCCACTCCAAAATGTCTTTCTCAATCTCTTTCTTACCCTCATCAGTAATATACGGATTATCCAAATAACAATAATTAAAACTAGCCCAATCTTCATCATTTGCTAAACCTCTTTTCCAGAACTCCCAAACAAAGTTCCTCCTCCAAGGAGTTGTAGTAATCCACAAAGGAGCACCAGTATCATATATCAAAGGTCTAATAGCATTCATTGCTTCTTCTTTAATAAACTCACCCTCATCTAGAAATACTCTATCATATGCCTCACCTCTCAAACTATCCGGATTATCAGCACTACCAAAATCAACAATACACTCACTCTTAAATACAATTTGGGGATGTGGTGATTTAAGAGTCTTTTCAATATCATCATCCACCTTTGCAATTTGCATCAATTCAATCATTTTCTTAAAAACAATAATTGCTTGCTTATAGGTAGGAGCTATAACAATTTGTTTTCGATAAATATTCAGTACAGCTCCTCTAATCAATTCAGCAGCAATCATTTGTGACTTACCAGCTCTTCTTCCACAAACAATCACTTTATTCTTTTTGGGGTTTAATAGAACTTCCTCTTGTTTCTTATGTGGAATTTGATTAAGATAACCTACTTGAAATCCAACAGGATTCTCAAAGTCTTCCACACTTAATTCAATTTGCTCATTTACCATGTTACTTCATTTAATGTTTTCTTAAACATCTTCCTACATTTCTTACAAAAAAAGAAATCAACAAATTCGTATACGCCATGGTCATTTATCATTACCTCATATAACTCATGGTCACATTCCATAATCGTCATAACCATCCATACCATCTTTATTGCCATGTCTCTCTTTATGACAATTAGTACACAATGCTACAACATCAATATCCAATTCCTCACTTCCCAAATTATCGTAATTCTCATGGTGTAGTTGTGTGGCTTTGTCTCCACAATCGGCACATACACCACCGGCGTCTTCCATTAATTCTTTTCGTCTTTCTCTCCAATCGTCTGACATTAAGTATTCTCTATAGTTATCAATTTTCATCTTTTACCACCTCAACTTCTTTTATTTCTTTAACAGCGAGCTGGTCCCTCTTCCAATTCTTCAATCTCTCAATAACAGCGTCGGCGGTAACATCAATATTAAGATTTACACTCTTTTGAACTACAGGATATAAATATTGCATAAACTGCAACATTCTATTCTGCATATTATTCAAATCTCTAATGCTTTCAGATTTTAACTTAACTGGATTACCTTTATTGAGCTTTTCATCAGTCCTTAAAATCTTTTTAAAAAGTGTCATACACTCTTCTAGCTCTTCAATACATTTTTCTCTAGTCCAGACTCTCTTCCTAGGAACTCCCTTAGCCATAGCTCTATACCTATCATCAACCTCTTTCGGTCTACTGCCAAACCCGCGTTTACCAAAATTTTTGTCTCCCATTGTTGTTAAATTATTGTTACATAACTATCTAACTATTCCTCCTTATCCTTAGTTTTCTTTTCAAATCTCTCCTTATAAGCTTCCAAAGGAATGAATACGCTACAACCATGTTGTCTTTCTGTACAAACATACTTCACAGTATGACCAACCAAAACTCCTGTTCTTGTGTTATTCACGTTCTGAATTTCAATCTCTTCGTCATCTCCTTCAATTGTGAATCGTTTCTTGTCACCATACTTTTTCAAATCTCCAAATTCAACTTTTGAAATATCAGATTGTCTTACATATCCAAATTTTCTTTGACTTTCTTTCTCAATTGCTTCCAATCTGTCATTGAAATCTATCTTTGCACATTGTGCATCAAAAGGTTCGTGATTTTTTGTAAACTCATGATTAACTGTTGCTAACTCTTTCAAAAACATCATATTAAGTGAACTCGCACCTAATTGTTTGTAGTCTTGCATCTCTTCATTCGTTGGAACTCTACTAATTCCAATACTATCTGCCATCTTAATTATTACCTCCTTTCATGTTTGTTAATATATTTATCAGCTTTTTCATTTAAATTGCTTACAACAGTGTCTATGCCTGTGAAACCACACATAATACTAGTCAACCATGCTGGTTTTATTCTCAATAATCTTAACACCTTCAACCAATTGCTTTTTAGTAATTTTGATAATCGTTTCAAGTTCAATAACTTCAGCCTTAAAATCTTTATTCTGCTTAACATATCCTCTTTGTTTTTCTAAATAATTACTATATAACATCTTCTCAATCATAAAATCATTATATTCAATCATCAATTTCATATGACTCAATTCTTCTTCTCTTCCTACAAGATTGGCTTCAGTAAACTTTCTTTCCTTTTCATCAAATTGTCTAAATTTTTCTTTGCTCATAATTTTAACCTCCTTTTAATTCTTTCTTAAATTTAATATATTCATCTAATCCATTTCTTACAAATTTTGAAAAGTTAAATGACTTTGTTTGGTCTTTCAAAAAATCTTCTTGGTCTTCTCTTATCTGCAAATTCTTTTGTATCATATTAATTACAATAAAAGATTCTTTATAAACACATAGAATTAATTTATATAACAATATAATAATATAAGACTATAATTATTTAAGTACTTTAAGTAATAAAAAAGTGTATACGTGTATATTTTATTAAATTTATATACAAAGTAATAAAATAGTACTTAATGCCCTTAATTCACAAGGTAAAATTTTTTAAAAATATCAAAAAAAGCTAAAAAACTGGAAATTCTTCCATTTTTTTTACCTTATAAAAAAATAAATGAGCTTATTTCTACAAGGTAAATCAAAAAAAAAATAAAATTTTAAATTATATAAAATTTATATAAATTTGCTAAAAACAGCCATAATTAAAATATATTATTATATTTAAATACTTATATACTCAAACATATATATTCAAATTTATATATATTTATATACTAAAATATATTAATATAATCATGGTATACGAAAAAATACAAGAAAAATCACCAAGACAAAAACACATTGAAAAGTGTGAATTTTGGAGAGGAACTAAAGAAGGAATATGCCCAATATATCCTCAACCACAAAAACAAGATGACAAATAAAAACACAACAATGAAAATTCCAAAAGAATTACGCGATGCTTTAGCAGTGCTTAAATTCAAATATCATATGGATGAACTCTATCAAGTTGTCCAACTACTTTATAATATTAAAGATGATAGTGTGTTTAAAGAACAAGTAAAGGAGATAAATAATGAAAATATTTAAATGTCCAAATTGTAAAAGAGTATATGAAAAAGCCAATGATATAATTTGTGTAAGATGCGTTTGTGGCTATCCTACTGAGCATGTTGATGAAAAGCATGAGGTGATTGAATGAAAATAGAAATAAACAAATTTGATAAAGAAGCACTTGATTCAGCAACTCAAAAGAAATTCAAACCATCAGTATCACTAAGAGCAATTTGTGGTGATATCATAATAAAAGAATATCAAAAACAAAAAGATAAAAAAGAAAAATTAGAAGACTACAAAGAAGAATATTGTGAACACTGCGATTCAAAACATACCTGTTCTGATTTGGATGGAACTTTAATGGATGAACAAGTTGACATTTGTATGAATATAAACAAAGATTTGGCTGGTGGAAAATGAGTGAAGAAAGCCAAGAATTTGACGAGCAATTAAAAAAAGAATTGGAAGAACATA